GAATCTGGAGAATACCTTACCCCAAACAATGACAAACAAGTGGGGCTTGGAGTGCTCGGTCTTGCCAACCTCCTCAGGCGTTACAAAGTAACTTATGCAGAGTTTGGTGAGGCACTAGACAGAGTAAATTATGGTGTGGAAACCTCAGAGAATGACACTTCCTTACCAGAAAATGCTCTTAAAATAGCATTTGCACTCAAGCGTGGTATACTATCAGCTTGTGATATTGCTTGGTTACATGGTATGCAAAGAGCTTTTGCAATAGCTCCTACCGCATCATGTAGCTACAACTCTAAAGATCTCGATGGTTATACAGCATGCCCTGAGATTGCACCACCTATAGCTCGAAGTGTTGACCGTGATAGCGGTACATTTGGAGTTACATCATACAATTATGGCGATGTGGAGATCGCCTCTGAAGTTGGCTGGGACGCATACAAGCGTGTAGCAGACGGCATAATGACAATGCTCCATAAAACGGGACTTCTTCACGGATACTCATTTAACTCTTGGAGTGATGTGGTAACCTACGACAATACGTTCGTTGAAG